GGGCGATGGTCGGGCTGTTCGACGACCTCGACATCGACATCGACGTGATGAGCATGGAGCGGGTGTCCGACATCGTCATGCAGAAGCGGGCGATGGAACTCCTGCAACTGGTGGGGACGCTGTCTCAGGCGGTGGTGGCGAGCCCCCACGTCAAGTGGAAGGAAGTCATGTCGATCGTCGGCGACGCCATGAACATCCCAAACCTCGCCGACATGATCGACGAGCAGAAGGTGCAGCAGATGCAGCAGCAGCCTGTGGTGTCTGCACCACAGGGCGGCAAGTCGCCGTCCGAGTCGATTGCACAAGTTCTTGGAAGAAACAGGGGAAAGTAGCGATGCCGACTTATGCTTTCCGCGACGAGGCCACGGGGCGCGTGGTCGAGAGGTTCTTCTCGATGGCCGCTGCGCCAGCGATCGGATCAACCGTCGAGGTCGATGGTGTGCGTCTGACGCGGCTCATCTCCGCATTTCAGGTCGATCCGGCGACGAACAGGTCGCAGTACCCGTACGTCTCCAACGCCCTTCCCCGGCGCTTGCCCGGGTGCAGGACGAACCGTCAGGGCAAGCCCATCATCGAATCGCGCCGCCATGAGCGCAACGTCATGGCACAGCATGGACTTGAGAAGGACTAGGACACCATGAGTGAACCCAACGTCATCGAGGCCGAGGCACCAGCCGAGGCAACCCCAGTCGTGGCCGACAAGGCCAGCGCCGTCGATCCCGACGACGCCATCCTTGATCGGCTGCTGTCGCGTGACGACGAACCGGAGGCGATCGAGGAGCCCGATGAGGCTCCTGCCCCCGTCGAACCACGCGAGGAGATCCCGGTGGCGACCATCGCGTCGCCCGACCGGGAGAAGTGGGCAGGCGTCCTGAAGAGGGACGGCGTGCCCGAGCAGGTCATCATGTCCGCCGACGACGCAACCCTCCGCGCTTGGGCCGACAAGGCTTCCAAGCGGCAGAAGGATGTCGATGGCTACGGCAAGAAGATGGCCGAGTTGGAGAAGCAGTTGAAGGCCAAGGCAGGCACGGAGCCGCCGGGCGAGGACGACGACCTTGAGGACGACGTTGATGTCGAACCCTCGAAGGCGAAGGCCGATGCCCAAGAGGCGGAAGACCCGTTCTCCGAGGTCACGGAACTGCTTGGCGAGGAAGCCGCGAAGCCCCTCAAGGCGATGCGTGCCGAACTCGCCGAACTCCGCACCGCTCAGCAGAAGGCGGCGGAGCAATCGTTGATGTCTCAGGTGGACACCGCAGTCTCGTGGTTCACGGCCCAGTACGGGGGCAAGTCCCCCACGCGGGAAGCCGTGATCGCCGAGATGGACCGCCTCGGGGCATCGAAACCCGGAACCTACCCCACCGTCATGCACCTCGCTCAGGAGGCGTTCTCCAGCCTCGCAGGAAAGGTCGCATCCCCGGCACAGGCACGGAAGGCAACGCAGCCGACCGCCGTTCGCGGCGTGTCTCGCTCGGAGCGCCCGAAGACGCCGTTCGATGCCGAGGACGCGATCCTCGATGCGCTTCTGGAGGGCAAGACCCGGGACGAGGCAGTGCGGTTGACAAGAAAGTGACACTCCAATGGCAGGGACTCCCCTCCAGACCTTCAATGACTTCATGGCGGCCACCGGGCCGACCTACCTGACCTCGGCCGATGCCGTGATCAACGAGGCCGTCAAGAACACCTATGCGTTCTCGCGGCTCCTCAAGGAGAAGACCTCGGAGGCCACCATTCAGGGCGGCAACGAGATCCGCGATGTCATCATGTTCGATGACTCGTCCACCTACGACCACTACCTGCCGAACGACACGTTCAACTGGCGCAACGCGCAGGTGCTGGACACGATCAAGTGCCCGTGGCGCTTCTCGATCGACCACATGTCGTGGACCGACCACGAGGTCGAACTGAACTCCGGCGAGGGTGCCGGGCGCGACTACGTCAAGGCGCAGTACAAGCGCCTGAAGCGGCAGAAGGAGCAGCGGATGTGGACCTCGCTGCTCAACGGCTTCGAGGACGACCTGTGGCGGACGACGTTCGGCAACTCGGCGGAGATGGAGGGCTCGGGCGGCAAGTTGCCGTTCTCGCTGCCCGCGTTCATCAACGAGGTGCCGGACTTCAACAACTCCCTCGGCGTGCGCGGCGGCCTGCCCCTCGGCTGGTCGTCGGTGATGAACATCGCCAACAACTCCACCAACTCGGTGACGACGGGCGAGGACCGCTGGACCAACCAGATCTCGTACTACGACCCGGACGCCACGTCGAGTTTGGCGATGGCCTCGTACTCGGGCATCGAGAACAGCCGCGTCAACGGCCAGACCTTCTCCGCCGAGATCGGCGGGCTGATCCCGGCCTTCGACGAGATGTTCCTGAAGGTCCAGTTCCAGCCGCCCAGCACCAAGCAGGAGTACTTCGAGAAGCCCAGCCTCCAGCGGCAGATGATCCTCTGCTCGCGGTCGGGCATCAACAAGTACAAGCAGGCGCTGCGTGCCTCGAACGACACGCTCGTGTCGTATCAGGATCCCGCGTACAACAACCCGTCGTACTCGGGCATCGAACTGATGTACTGCTCGAACCTCGACACGGCGGCGATCTTCCCCGCCCTGTCGAGCGGCTCGACGAAGCGCACGGCGTACGACACCGACATCGTGGCCGCAAGCACGACCGTCGGCGCGACGGAGTTCCAGTCCGGCACGGGCGGCGTGATCGACCCCGGCCCGCGGTACTTCTGGGTCAACGGCAACTACCTGACCCCGATCTACCACAGCCGTCGGTACTTCTCGAAGCACGACGTGATGAAGCACCCCAACCAGCCCTTCACCTACGTTCAGGTGGTGGACTGCTGGTGGAACCTGTTCTGCAACAGCCGCCAGCGCATGGGCATCGTCGCCCCGCTCGCCATCTCGTGATGATCCTCGTGGGGGCGGCCCCGGCCGCCCCCACGATCCCCCAATAGAAAGGCACATGACATGATCCTTGCTCCCACCAACGGCCCGGTCGGCGTCCAGCCGCACGGCCACACGGCCCGCGTGATCAACAAGGCCGCTTCCGCGCTCGCCGTCGGCGACGTGGTCGTGACCTCGTTCGCCCACACCAGCGCCGTCTACCCGGCGACCACGGTCGCCCAGCAGTCCCTCACCCCGTTCGCCTGCGTCGTCCTCGCCGACGGCAACACCTCCACGCCGGGCTACATCGGCGTGGTGACCGAACTCGGCTCGGAGTCGGGCGCTGTTGACAGCGAAGTGACGGTCCAGTTCGGAGGAGTCGTCGCAGCGAAGGTGACCGCGACCACGGCCAACGTGGTCATGGGCACCGTCCTGTCGATCTCCGACGGCGCTGGCGCGTTCGGCAACCCGGCTGCGGCCACCAGCACCTACCCGGCGGCGATCTCGCTCGGGTCGGTGACGGCCGGAAACACCACCACGGTCAACGTGTTGGTCGGTTCGGGCCTGTGGTTCTACGCGGATGTCTGATTCGTGACTTGAACTCACCCGCTCGGGGGGGAAACCCCCCGGGCGGAATTCGATGCCGACCTTCTCGGAAGCCAAGAACCACGCGATCCTGTCCGTCGGCGGCTATCCGTCGCTCGCGCCGGGGCAGACGCGCAACGCACGCCTCGCCGAGATCGTCAATCAGGCGGGGCAGCACCTGTTCAGCAGGCCGTGGCGGTTCAGGGAGCGGACCAGCAAGTTCGTTTCCCTCGTCAACGGCCAGTCGTGGGTGGCGCTGCCGTCCGATTGCGAGGAGATCCTGTCGATCATCAGCCGGGAATCGCTCGGCTACCTGATCGAGATGGTCACCCCGGACCACATGCAGCAGTTGCGTGAACTCGGGCTGACCATGACCGGGCCGGGCGTGACCCATGCCACGTTCGCCCGCACGCCCCCGGCCGACGGGGCGGCCCTCCCGGCCGTTCGCCTCGACATCTACCCCAGCCCGACTGCGGACGTGACGGACTCGATCGCGATCCGCTACCGCGCCGGGTGGGTCCAGATCGCGCAGGACGCGGCGGATTCGTGGGAGATCCCGATCCCCAAGTACTGCGACGCCCTGTTCATCGCGTATGTCCGCGCCTTCGCGCAGGCGTACGAGGACGAAGGGCTCACCCAGCGCCTCGCCGAGATCGAGGCCGGGCCGATCCTCGCCACGGCAAGCACCAAGGACGGCCTGCTCCAGCGCGACCTCGGAAGGCTGCGCCCGAGCCGTGCCCCGCACATGACCAACTGGACCCGCCCGGACTACGGCTACGTCCAGAACCCGAACTAGGAGACCTGACATGAGCGTGATGAACTACCAGCAGACCCTGTCGGCGCTCGACACCGTGTTCGACCCGCTGAACCTCGTGACGCTCGACAACGTGTCGCTGCCCACGACGCCGACCGTCCGAAACGCGACGGCGACGATGCCAGTCACGACCTACAGCGGAAACGGAGCGTCGATCGTCTACGGCGGACGCTTCAACTACGCGAAGATCCAGCCGTTCGTGAACGTGGCGTCTCAAGCATTCACGATGCACGTCATCGGCTGGTCGAAGGACAAGGAAAATCTCTGGGATCCGTTCCTGCTGACGACCTTGTCGGTGACCTCGTCTGCCTCCGGCACCGGGCGGACGATCCACTCGGCGACGCTGTTTCCCGGCGTGACGTTCGCACGGACCAACGGCGACTGCAAGATCTACGCGGGCAACACGTCGATCTGCAACGCGGGCGGCATCATGGTCGATGTCCTCGGATTCCAGCGTGTCGAGATCGTGCTGTCGGTCGCAAGCGGCACCGTCGCCGGAACCGTCCTCGCCGCATTCATCTGATGTGGCGCAACCGGATCATCGCCAACGGCCCGACCGAGGAGCGCACCCGTGACAGGATGCTGCTCGGCAATGCCGTCGGCAGCCCGTCGATCGACCTCGTCTTCACGTCCGGCGTCCTCGACCCGCGCATCGACTTTCAGCGCACGACCACGGGCACCTACTACCGTGGCCCGTTCAATCAGAACTTGGTCACGCGAAGCCAAGACCTTGATTTGTGGTCAACGCTTGATGCTGTTGTGACGGCAAATGCGGCGACAGCCCCGGATGGGACGATGACGGCGGAACGAATCGTTCCAAATGCTGTCTCCGCACCGCACGGGGTGTATCGCTCAACATCCGTAGTTGGATTGGCGGCATACACGCAAAGCGTGTATGTGAAGGCGGATGGCCTGACTTGGTTCTACATGACGGAGGCAAATTCCCTCACGGCAAGTGCGTGGTTCGATGTTGCCAACGGCATTGTGGGAACGGTGAGCGGAACGGGGAGCCCGTCGGCAAGCATCGAAAATGTCGGCAACGGTTGGTTTCGTTGCGTGATGCGATTCACGACCCTATCCGCGCAGACTTTGGCAATCA